ACCTCGTCTGCGCCGACCCCGCGGGCTTCGGAAGTGTCGGCGACAACAGCGCCGTCACCGTGTGGGACGCCACCGAGCGGCGCGAGGTCGCAGTCTGGGAAGGCCGCGAAGACCCCGGCCGCTTCTCGGAGCGGCTGCTCAACCTCCAGCGTTTCTACAACCAGGCACTCCTGGCGGTCGAATCCAACGCAGCGGCATGTATCGCCATGCTGAAAGACAAGGGTGCCCGGAACCTGCTTTGGACCGACCGCAACCATCCCGGCTGGTACGCCACCGAGAAGCGCGTGCAGGAGGGCGAGGCCCGCCTCGTCCGCATGCTGCGCGATGAAGAGCTGACCATCCGGTCGCGGCCGTTGCTCCACCAGCTCATCAACTACGACGGCAACCGCACAAAGCGGACAGCCAACAGCGACGGCACCACGCATCACTTCGACTTGGCGCGCACCGCCGTCATGGCCGCCGACATCCTGTCGCGCCGCCGCTTCACCAGCGACGAAGCGCCTGCAACCGTGCAGAACTACGCGCCCGCCGACGAAGCTCGCGTTACCATCGCAGACCTCGACCGTTTCAAGCATCATGAGCGGGCGGCGTCCCGCAACCCATTCAAGCCCATCGCCCGGGAGTGGACATGAACCTCAGCAATCTCATCGACCGCCACCGGCGATTCTACGAACGGACGGAGAAGAAGAACTTCGACAAGGCGCGGCGCTACTACCGCGGCGAGTTCTACACCTCCCGCAACGACGTGAACCTGAGCGACGGCGCGATCCCCTCGTTCCTCTGCTCCAAGAACCTCATCTACGCCATCGCGGACACCGCCGTGTCGGCGCTGCTCGGGCCCAACCCGAAGGTCGCCGCGAACCCTCGCAACCGTCAGAGCCAAGAGGCGATCCCGCTCGTCAACGGGCTGATGGAGTACGTGTTCGACGCCAACAACATGCGCCGTCGCGCGGCCACCGCGCTCATCGACGCGGTGCTCTGCAAGCGCGGCGTGTTCAAGACCGGCTGGGACATGGCAGGCGACAAGCCTGTCGTGCGGGTCATCGAGCCCGGCGCCATCTTCTTCGACCAGACGGTGCGGGACGTCGACGACATCCGCTACTGGCTGGAGGCTGCGGTCATCCCGTGGACCGAGTTCCAGCGCCGCGTGCGCGACGGCTTCTACAAGTCGCCGAAGATCGCGGACGTCACGCCCGACCGCTACCCGAAGTGGATCACCGACTCCTACAAGAACAGCGACGTGTCGCAGCTTCGCGACGCGTTCGAGTGGGTGACGGTCTGGGAGTACTACGACCGCGAGACGAACAAGGTCGTCCACTACGTCCGCCAGGCGGACGCGGTCGTGTTCGAGCAGGAGCTGGACTACATCCCCTACTCGATGTTCACGCTGAACCAGAGCGCGGTCGACTGCCTCGGCCTCTCCGAGGTCCAGCTCGTTCTGAACCAGCAGGAGACGATCAACGACCTGCTCACGCACATGAAGCAGATCGTCTACCTGATGATCCCGCGCATCCTGTTCAACAGCGAACTCATCACCGAGGAAGACCTCAACAAGGCGGTCGAGGCGGCCACGGGCTCGTTCGTGCCCATCAGCCCGACCAATGCCGAGGGGCTCCGCACGCTGTCGACGCTGTTCTACGAGATGCCCATGCCGCAGGTGCCGGCCGGCGTCGAGAACTTCATCGCCCGGCAGGAGGGCGACGCGGCGTTCATCTCGGCGCTCGCCGAAGCGGCCCGCGGCCAGGTTGCTGGAGCGCGCACCGCCACGGAGATGGCCATCATCGACGCGCAGATGCGGACGCGCCTCGCCACGCGCGAGGGGCACATCAACACCGCGCTTCAGGACGTGGCGGAGAAGTGCTTCTTCCTCTCGAAGCGGTACATGAAGGACCCCAAGCTCGTCGCCGTCAGCGGCCACGAGGGCTGGAGCGAAGTCTCTCTCGCGGACATCCACGAGGTGGACGTCAACTTCTCGATGGTGTCCTACAACCCCATCCGTCAGAACCCCTCGGTCATGGCCGAGACGCTGCTCAAGATGTTCCCGGTCCTCGCGCAGGACCCGAACATCAACAAGCGCGCGCTCCTGGAGGAGCTTGTCACCGGCGTCGGCCTGTCCACCAAGCTGCTCATCCCCAAGGAAGAGCTGGAGGAGCAGGAGGCCATGGCGCAGCAGATGATGATGGCGCAGATGATGGGCGGAGCTGGCGGCCTGCCACCGGGTGCCGGTCCTGGCGCAGCGCCTCCGGGCGCCCCGTCGCTGCCGCCCGTACCCGAGGAAGTGCCCGGCGCAGAGACGACCGAGGCGGCCACCCAGAACGTGCCGTCCGACGTCATGGCCGCGATGGGCCCGACGCCCGTGCCGGTCGCATAAACTTTTCGCTAAAGCTAAAGGAATCCCATGCCGATTCATGATGTAAGGTGTCCTGCGTGTGGTTGGGGTAAGGCGGACGTGTTCGTTCGCATCGAGGAAATGCCCTCCTGCGACGACTGCGGGGTCCCCACGAAGGTCGACTGGAGCCATGGCATCGCACCGTCGGTGCGCGGTCACGGCTACGGCTCGTTCACGGCCATCGACATGGGCGTGCTCGGGAAGGCGGAGACGAAGGAAGACTACGACCGCGCGGTGGCCACGATCCAGCAGCGGTTCCCCGGCCACCGGGTGGAGCTGACGTCGGAGACGCAGTCGCAGAAGCAGGCGCGCTTGGACGGCGTGCGGCAGCGCCACTTCGAGAGCCAGAAGAAGGCGGGCGTGGACGGCCAGATGGTCCGCGAGGCGCAGGTGGAGCAGAGCGCCAAGAAGGCGGAGGCGGCCGCGAAGGCGGCCAGCCACAACGTCGCGCCTCCGTCGCCACGGCCTGCGGCACCCGCGGGTGCAGCGTGAAGACGCTGGACTCTGCGCGGCTGGCGGCAACACAGTCCCCGCGCCAGTTGCGGGTGGTGAGCGCGCTGGGCGCTACGGACATGATCGTGGTGGAGGACCGCGACACGGGCGAGCGTCGTGCCGTACCGAACAAGCGACTCCTCATCGCGGGCAATCACCTCGGTGTGGCCTTTGAGATGTCAGAGCCGGGCCGAGGCTTCGAGCGTTCAGAAGATGAGTAGCGGGCCGGGCCGCTCTCTGTCTTACCTTCCCGGTTTCTCCAAACCAAGTTAGAGGTACAACATGGCCGAGATGAACAAGCCCGCCGCTGCGCCTGCCCCCGTTCCCGAGGGTGGGATGGTCCCGCGGCGCGACCTGAAGCCCGTCATGGACGAGATCGATGCGATCCTCGCCGGCGCCGGGATGTCCGCTGGTGGCCCCGGCGGTCCGGAGACGGGCATGGCGCCCGCGTCGTCGCGCTCGCCGGAAGGCATGGAGTCCGGGACCGGCACCGACATGTCCTCGGACGTGACGGTCATCGCTGACATGCTCGACATCTCGCCGGAGAAGGCGCAGGCCCTCTTCGATGCGGCTCAGATGATGCCGAAGCTCGCGGGCAAGACTCCGGCTGAGATCGCGGACATGCTGTCCAAGGACATGAACCTCCGTATGCAGCTTGAGAAGAACCTCGGCGCGAACGAGGATGTCATGGCCCGCAAGGAGATGGCGAAGGAGGGCATGATGGCCCCTCCGCCGCCGCTGCCGACTGAGCCCTCGATGGGCAAGAAGTAACCAGGAGAAGACATGTTCTACGCCGAGAATGAGGAAGAGAGTGCAACGCAGGACGACGCGTCCGACGAGGTCATCACCGACAACGGTGACGACGGAGTAGCCGCTGCGTCCGAGTCCGCGCCTGCCGAGGACGCGCCGTCCGTCTTCGACTGGAACGGTGAGCTTGATTCGCTGACGAAGTCTGACTGGTTCAGCAAGATCGGCGATGACGGCCTCCGTAACTCCCTCGTTCGCGGCTTCGAGTCGAAGTACCGCAACTTCGAGCGCGGCTTCACCAAGGCGTTCCAGGAGACTGCGTATCGGCGCAAGGAGCTGGAGCGTCGCGAGGCCGCGATTCGCGAGAACGAAGCGCGTGCGCTGCGCTGGCTATCGGGTGACGGCGACCCGATGGCCGAGAAGCAGGCGGAGATCGACCGCCTGAAGGCAGCGCACGACGCTGCGCTCGACACCCTGCGGCACGAGTACGCGCAGTCGGTCCAGAAGTCGCAGGACGAGTGGACGGGCAAGTACGGTCAGGCCGAGCGCGAGCGCGACGAGCTGAAGTCTCGCCTCGACCAGTTCGAGTACGAGGCCCGCGCGGCGGAAGAGCGCCAGGTCGAGGAGGCCGTCGACGAGGTGGAGTCGTGGCTGAAGGAAGAGGCGTCTGACGTCTACGAGAACGACGACGCCTTCTACGCCTTCTGCGTGCTCGTCACAGGCGGTCTGGACCCCGAAGACGCGGTCACCATGACCCGCGCCAAGTTCGGTCCTCCGCCCGCTCCGGAGGCCGCACCGGTGCCCGAGGCCATGCAGATGATGAACCTCGGCCCGAGCCGCAGCGCGAGCACGGTGCAGACGCAGGCGGGCACGTACAAGGAGATCATGGACCAGATGCGGCGAGCGGCGCAGGCGGATGAATCCGCTTTCTACCTGCCGAAGCGTTGACAAAGCACTCGGTCTGAGCTACACTAACGGCACGGGCGAAAGCTCGTGTCGTTCTCTTGTGTCAACTGGAAGGCCGCCGGCGGGTGGGCAACTGCCCGCCGGTTCTTCAGAAGGGCGGGAACCGCGTGCGCGCGGTGACCCACTTGTTGATGCCGGGCGCGATGCGGTCCTCGGGGAACGCCAGATCACGCCTCCAGAACGAGGCCAAGCGCCAAGCAACAGGCTGGCCCTCGGCGACTACCTGGCCGGCGCCGGGGCCGCTGTCGAGCCAGTCCAGAATCTCTTCGGTGTCGTCGTCGACCGGGCTCAATGCTTGCCGACGCGCACGGCCATCTTCACGACCTTCTTGGGCAGGAGGCCGGAGATGTCAGGCAGCTTCTTCCCCGCGGGGTTGATGCCGCCCTGAAGCGCGGCCTCCTCAGCGGCCGTGTTCTTCATCTGCTGGAGGCGGGCGTAGTAGTCAGCCTTGGCGGGATCCTGGCGCATGTCGTCCTCACTTGTAGCCGTACTGGGCGTACGGAGTCTGCGGTTTGGCGGCGGCTTCGGCCGAGGCGCTGTCGCGCGCGTCGTTTCGCGCCTTGCGCGAGGCGGCTTCCGCTGCCTCGGACACGCCGAGAACCCCTCCGGTCATCGGCGTGTAGGGGTATTCCTTGAACGCCTTCATGCCCGCGTCGGCGGCCGCCATCTTGCGCTCGCGCTCAAGCTGCTTGACATAATCTGGGAGCTGCGCCTGCACGGCCTGGCGCGCGTACACCGCCATGGGCACGTACTCCTTGGAGTGCTGCCCGACGCCGCTCTGGGCTCCACCGGCCCAGCGCTTCACGCCTTCCATCCCGGCGGTGTAGGTCATGGCCTGCGCGCCGAAGGAGCTGAACCCGGCCTTCTTGGCGGCGGCCAAGTGCTGCGCCGCGATGTCCGCATCCGTCTCGAAGATGGTGCCGTACTGCTGCGAAACGGGGTACTGCTTGCGCGTGATGGCCGTGATCTGGAAGGGTCCGGAGGCGCCAGCGGACGACATGCTGCCCATGGGGTCGCCCTTGCCGCGCGTCTCGACGACGTGCAGGGCGATGAGGTCCTCGGGCAAGATGCCGTACTTGTCCGCGATGGGCTTCAGCGCCGGGTAGAGCGACAGGCCCGTCTTGACGCGCGCGTCGATGGCCTCGCGCTGCGCGGCCGTAGGAGAGCCAGACAGGTCGCGCGCCACCGCGGTGTCGGCCTGCGCTGCTCGGCGAGCGCCGTCGGTCGGCCCGGCCATGTCAGTACTTCATGGGCTTGGGCTTGAGGAAGGCGGGCGGCCCCTTCTTCGGAGCGGAGGCCATCGCCTTGGCGGGCGTCGGCTCCTCGCCGGTGTCCTCTTCTTCCTCGCCCTCGGCCTCGCCGCCGACGATGGACCGCAGCGTCTTGGCCTGCTCGGCATGCACGCCGACCGACTTCTCAAGCTGGCTCGCGATCTCGCGGAGCTTGGAGGCGGCCTGGCGGAAGTCCATCTTCGACATGTCCGGTACGAGGCTGGCCTTCTCCTCGGAGGGCTCGTCCTCGGTGTCCTCTTCCTCTTCCTCGGAGGACATCTCGAACATCATCGGGCCCATCGCCATGCCAGAATGCTCGGCCATCGGGTCGAAGAAACCTCCGGGTCCGGCTGCCTTCTTCTTGGCGATCACGAGAATGGAAGCGGGACCGGGCATAGACAGACCTCGATTTCTGGCGTATGATACCATCGCCATGAAGTGTATGCAAATAAGCTGCACTGGAAACATCGGAGGTAGGTCATGGCTGCGTACGGATACATCGTTCGGAAGTTCATTCGGTACGGGGAGGTCATCCCCGAGCACTTCACCAGCCAGTCGGTCCAGGCGCTGGTGGTCGGCACGAACTCGACGCTCGACACCGCGAACGCTTCGGCGGACGTGCGTGTTGTGCTGAGCATCCCCGACAACGCGGGCGTGGCCTCGACGGTTCACACGATCACGCTGCCCTACAAGGTGCGCGTGCTGCCGGGCACCCAGATCGTGCCGACCGCCACCACGGTTGGGAACGTCACGGTCACCATCGGCAAGTCGGCCCCCATCGCAGGCGGCACGGCCATCCAGGCGACGGCCGCTGCGGTGAACACGCAGAACACGCCGCGCCTGCCGACGAACCACGTCGTGACGGCGGAGACGATCAACCCGCTTGCCGCGGACGCCGAGAGCCTGACCATCACGGTGCTCAAGGCCACGGCGGCCAACATCGCGCCGTTCCAGGTCTACCTCCAGCTCGTGAAGGCTGACTGATAGCGGCTGACCGAGGTCTTTCGGGGCCGGAAGCGTCGTTTCGGCGGGCTTCCGGCCCCTTCTGCTACTGGTTGGACCAGCTCACCGGGATGATGTGGCCCGGTCCCCACGGCGTGTCCTGCACGGCGACGGTCTTGCCGTTCTTGTCGGTGCCCGGGAACACGTCGAGGTCCTGAAACTGGACCTCGGGGCTCCAGTAGAAGTAGATCACGCTGTCTCCGGCCTTGCCCCAGTACCGGAACCAGTTGTTCTGGGTGTAGTAGTCGTGGATCACGGCCTGCGCGACGGGGATTTTGTCGGTCGGACCGCATCGAGCCCAGCCTTCGGGGGTCGAATGGACCCCGGAGACGGGCTCGGCGGCCGAAACAGGCGCTTCGGGAGCGTTTTCGGGCGCATTTTCGGCCTTGGAGGCGTCATTTTTGACGTTGTGGGCGCGTTCCAGGGCGTCGAGGCCCCGAATCAGCGCCATTCGCGCCACGATTTTGCGATCCACCACGATGCCGAACTCCTTCGCATGTGGTAGACTGCTGATGATAGGCATCAAATCGTCCAGTCGCTTGAGAATTTCGTTCTCAAGGGTCAGGGAGAGTGCGTCCTTGGAAGTCGAGACGGTGGTTTGGCCGCCGATTTTCGCGATGGTGGCGCGCTGGGCGTTGAGCTTGGCGGCGAGGGAGGCTTCGTAGGACTCGGGCGCGTCCCACTGGTGTCCGCGGCGGATCGGCGTCCAGTAGGGGTCGTGCTCGTCGGCGGACTTGGCGGTCTTGGCGGTGACGGGCTGGTAGTTCGCGAGCGATTCGAGGCCACCGCGCATGGACGTGTCGGTGGTGGATCGACCCCAGCGGCCCACGGGGCTTTCGTCGGTGGCGGCGGGCGGCATCTCGGGCTGTCCGGTGAGCTGGCGAAGGCGCGGTTCTTCCTTGATGAGCCAGCCGATCAGCTGATTGCGGCCGGTTTCGCCGACGCCGTCGATGGTGCTGGCGCCGTTGGTCTGCCAGGTGACGATGTCGACTTCGGTGGAGAAGCCTGCCTTGATGAGGGCGTTGCGGAGTCGCAGGGGGAGCGGCAGTTCGGAGATGAGGGTGGGTGCAGAGTCGGGCATGGGGCCTCCGGGTTGGCGTATAACACCGGGGCGGTAAGCGAGCCAGCGGGCACAGCATCTCCCGCTATGGTATGGTGGTTGTGAAAATATCTCGCGCGTTTTTCTGGCTTCTGGCCCGGGTCCCCTTTCTCGTTTCCGCGTGGGCACCCATGATCGCGCGCAGCCGTACTGGGAAGCCCGTGGAGCCACGAACGCGGCTCAAGGCTACCCAGATATACCCCCGCGCGTGACCGCGCTCATATCGCTTCCCAGAGGGGTTTCTGCGGTTACCGGAGCGGTATGGTAGTTGGCGAAGTTGCTCGGCAGGGGAGACGCGCTTTCCCATGGGGTCCCCATGTGTGTGTCGGCGGCTATGTACCCCCCACGGCGCCCGGCCCCCGGCCCCGGCCCCCCGGCGCCCGCGGCGCCCACCCCCCGCGTCCGGGCGAGCCGGGGGGGAGGGACCACCACCCCCGCGCGCGGCGGGCGGAGCGGACCGACCGGCCGGGGGTCCGCGGCATCGGCGCCGAGGCGGACCGGCTACCGTCGGCGCAGCTCGGCCGCTCGGGGTGCTCGCGGGGCTCGTTCGCTACCTGGTAGCGCTACCTGGTGCGCGCGTATATTCGTGCGCTTTTGTTTGTTCGCGCGCGATAGTCGGCGCGATACCTACGCTATTCAACGACGCGGCATGCAGGTTTTGGCGCCAGATTTCACCCTATGGTGAAAAGTAAAATCGGGCCCTGTTACGCGAAAACCCAGTTTAAACGCCGACTATTCGGCAGTCCCTGAAAACTGTCGCACATCCTCAATGCGCCGCTATCGTGGAAAATCAACGACATAGACGATCATAAACTTTTGTAACCACAATTTTATCCTATATACGTCTAAATACTTCAGTCCTATTCAAATCATACATATATAGACCCTCCTATATAAGGGTGATTTTTTGTAACGGCGCGACGGCGCACTATGCCGCGCAACATCACGGAATCATTGGCCGTTATCGTCACAAAGCCGATAGCACGTTACCGCGGGGTGTATAGCGTATCCCCGACCGCGCCCGAGCTGCGCGACGACGGCCCGACGGCGCCCCCACAGATTCTCGCGACAACGTTACGCGCTTCCTTCCTACGCTTTCGCCAGGTCACGAAAGAATCTCGCGAGAAAGTTACCGTAGCGGGTAGACGGCACCGTACCGCCATGTCATAGTGTGTCCACGGTCGCCGAATGAACGGTGCCGTCCCCGAAGGAGTCTATACCATGCCGTCCGCTCGCCTCCCGATTCGTAACCGTCTCGCGCTGCTCACCGTCGACAACCCCAAGATCGCGAAGGGGCAGAAGGCCGGCGTGCTTACCGGCGTGCTTCATCTTCTGCCGGCCGGTGAGTATGCGCGGCTCGCTCGTGCGAATGGCGACGCGGTCGTCAGTCTGACGAATACGTGTCCGTTCGCAGGCGGATGCAGGCACACGTGCCTTAACACGGCCGGCCGCGGCGGAATCCCGATGGCGAGCTATGCGGGCCGCGCTTTCACGAATAACGTGCAGCACGGCCGCTACAAGCGTACCCGCATGCTGGACACGAGCCCGGCCGCGTTCGTGGCGACGCTCATTCGCGACGTGCGGCTACTGGCGGACTACGCCCGCGCGAACGGCTACGACGTCGCGATCCGGCTGGATGGTACGTCTGACCTGGCGCTCGACCTGCGCTTCCCGGAGCTTGCCGCGGCTATCGCTGACGTCGGCGCGGTCCGGTACGACTATACGAAGGACGCGGCGCGAGCGCTCGCAAGCGCGAACGGTGAGACGTCTACCCGGTATGTGTACTCCCTTGACAAGGGGGCCGCACGCGAAGCGGCCGCGCGTCGCGTGCTCGGCGCGGGCGGGAACGTTGCGGTCGTCTTTCGCGTCAAGCGCGGCCGGCCCCTCCCGGCCGTCTGGAACGGCTACGACGTCGTCGACGGTGACGTGACGGACCTGCGCTACCTTGACCCCCGCGGAACCGTGGTCGGGCTTCGCGCGAAGGGTAGCGCCTACCACGACGCTACCGGCTTCGTGCGCGAGCCCGTCTAACTGGCGGCCGACCAGACGCCCGGGGCTAACCCGGGCGCCGATCCGCGGGCCCGTGAAGCGGACCCGTCGACCGGCGCGAGCTGGACCACCCAAGCACAGGACCACCAAACATGCTCACCTATTCGTCTATCGTCGGCGCCCATGTGGCCGCTATCGTGTCCGCTGGCGCCTATGTCGCTGGCGCCCCCATCGCGGCTATCGCGTGCTTCGCGACGGCTACGTTTCTCGGGTCGGCTACGCTGGCGCTCGTCTCCCAGCGCGTGCGCGCGTGACCGGCGCCACCCTGCGCGGCGCCGACCCCGTGGAAGCGGAGCTGCTCGCAGCCGGACGCGCCCGGGCGGACCACGCCCGCGCGCACGAATGGGCGGACATGCTGGCCGCGGTCGACCGCGAGCGGCGCCACCTGGAAGCAGCGGCCGCGATGCTGGACAGCTCCGCGGACCTGGCCGTAGTCATCGGTGACCGCGCGGGCGCCCGTGCGTACCGGGCGCGCGCCACGAGCGTACGCGCATGGGCCGCAGTGTTGTAGCCGGACCGTCCGGGCCCAGCCGAACCCCGCGATCAGAATCTGTAGAATCTTCTGGACAGACTAAACCACACCGGTATACATAGTAAACACCGGCGGCAACGAAGCCGGCCACCCACCGAAACCACGGAGCACCCATGCTGAGCACCATTATCCGCACCCGCTACGCCGGACCCACCAACACCCGCGGGTCGCGCATCATCGTCTCATGGTCCGGCCGCCGCCGCGTGATTCCGTTCGACTACGCCGCCACCTATCCGCATGTCGTAGCCGTCTCCGCCGCCCTCGGCGTGGACGCGGACGTCTGGCCCCGCGGCGTCGACCGGAAGACCGGCGGCTACGTCTTCCTCGCCCCCGTGCTGCTCTAACCGAACCCCCAGCCATCCGGAGCCCGACATGCTGACCCCCGACACCACCACCGACACCCCCGCCACCGCCATCCGCTGGCGCGCCCTCGCCACCGAGGAATCCGCCCTGCGCGCCCTCGCGGCGGGGGACTGGGCGATTGAATGCGGCCGGCTGGGGCAGGCCGTCGGCGCCTACCGGCAGTGCGCGAAGGCGTTCCTCCGGGCGGCGGACCTGCGCGCCGAAGCGGCCGCCCTGCCCGGCGGTGACGAACTGGACCGGCGGAGCGTCCGGTGGAACACCGACGCCGCCGAACGGGCGAACGCCGCAGCGGACCGCCTGCTTTACGGTGACCCCGCGGTGACCGGATGAACCGCGACGACGAGCGCCCCGAGCGCGACCCATGGGACGACCTCGAACCGATCCGGGTGGGCTACCCGGGACCGGGCGACCTGGCGCCATGGCCCCGGACGAACCGGCGAACCGCGGCCGAGCTGGAACAGCTCAGCCGGCCGGCTCCGGTCCTGCTCTCTGACGACGACCTGCCTTTCTAACCCCGCCAACACCAACGCTGATCGGAGGACCGCACTATGGCCCACCTCGAACCCACCGCCCCGGGAATGCCGGCGTACACTTGTACGAGCGACCTGTACTGCGCCACCCCCGACACGTTCGACACCGTGGACGAGTTCGTGGCCATGTGCCGCGCGTGCTTCGGCGAAGCGCCGAACCTGCGCTCCCGGAACGGAGGCACCGAATACGTCGACAGCTCCGGCGCCGTCGTGCTCCGGCGCACCACCGATAGCTAAGCGCAGGGCGGACAGTCCGACCCGGCATCCGAAGCCAAACACGCAGGCCCGGCCCGAAGCCGAGCCTACACCATAACCTCCGGAGAGTCAACCATGACCGCAACCGATAGCCGCCCGCCCTGCCCCGACTGCGGAGCCCCCGCGTCCCGCTGCGCCTGGTACGGGCGCACCCGCCGCGTGTACTCGTGCGACCAGTGCGCGAAGCGCCACAGCGACCCGGCCGTGGTCGAGGTCCGGACTTCGTCCGGCTGGCGCGGCTGGCGCAACGCGCGCGGCCCGTGCGAGGACGCGCCCTGCTGCGGCTGCTGCACCTACTGACCCACTCCGGTCCGCGCAGGGGGGCACGGCGAATAGAGGCCCCACCCCTTGACGATACCTTACCGCCACGCTACATACACAACACCGGAGGCCACGATGTATCTCGGACTGCTCGACTCCCCCACCGACGCGCACTGCGCCGAGCTGTACTCCCTCTCCGCCACGGTGGAGATGGCGCTACACGACGTCCTGCGCGGCAACCCCACGCGCGGACGCATCGACGACGTGACCTATGGCGACTTCCAGCCGGGAGACGCCGACGCCCTGCGCGAGTGGGCCGCCAGCGCGAACGAGCGCGACGAGTCCATGCTGCTCGCCCTCGCGGACGCGGTGACCGACTACCCTGCCTTCCGCATGGGCCCGGCGCGCACGTTCGCGGAGCTGCGCGAGCCCTTGTACGACTACGACTGACCAGACCAGACCACACCAGACCCAGACAGGAGCACGACATGCAGACCTACATCACGGACCTGATCGATACGAGCGCGCTGCCCGAGGTATCCGCGCAAGCCCGCACCAACGCCGAGAGCGTGGGCCAGCTCGCCGCCGAGCTGGGCGACGCCTGCGGCATCCGGTCGATCTACCTCATGCTGGAATCGGAGCTGCACATGGTCAGCGCTTCCCTCGTCCGCCTGCGCCAAGAGCCGGACAGCCCGTGGGCGGCCGGCGCGATCCAAGCCTACGAGCACGAGGCGCACGCGCTCCAGCGTATGCTACTCATGGTGACCGCGTGGAACGCTGGCCGGAAGGCCGGCGCGTGACCCCGCACACGGACATGGTGGACGTCGTCTTCCGGGTGATCTGGGCCGTCAACCTCGGCGTCGTCCTCCTCGCAGCCTGCTTCTCCGCTCCATTCCGCGCCCACAACGAGGACTGAATGACCATCGAGAACACCAACCCCTACGCCATCACGCTGCGCGTCAAGCCGGCCTCGCGCCGCGCGCAGATCACGCTGACCGCACCGGACTCACCCAGCGGCGTATCCGTGGTCCGGCCGGGCCTCACCGAGGCGCACGCTATCGCCAACGCCATGCGCGGCATGGCGGACATGCTCGACAGCGCACGCCGAGAGAAGGTCCGCGACGCCAACGGCACGACCTGGGTGCGCCTGTCCATCGACGTCGATGTCGAGGTCGAGGTCGAGCAGGTCGAGGCCGCCCGGAAGGCCGAGAAGGGCGCGCAGGCCGGCGACATGGAAGCCGCGCAGGAGGTCATGAACCTGGCGCTGGAATGGCTGGGCACGGCCATGTACGACAAGAACAGCCGGGATTGGCAAAGCTTCGACTGGGCGCTGGTCGAGGACTGCGACCCCGACGACTTCCCGGTGGCATGATGCTGACGCCACCCGTCACCGAGGTCGAGCTGGACTACACCAACTGGAAGGGCGAGCGCCGACTGCGCCGCGTGCTCCCGCGGGAGCTGTGGTACGGCGCGACGAACTACCACCCCGAGCCCCAGTGGTTCATCCGGGCCATCGACCTGGAGAAGAACGCCGTGCGCGACTTCGCCCTGCGCGACGTTCACGGGGTCCGCTGACAACGAAGCGGGACGCCGACCCCATGCCGACGTCCCGCCCCGCCCCGTTTCCGCCTACGACATAACACGACAGGAGAACCATGCACGACTACCAGAGCCACCGCATCGTCGAAGCCATCGAGAAGCAGACCGCAGCCATCAACGCGATCCGGACGCTGATCGTCCGTATCGTCATCTGGTCCGTCCTCGGCACGATGCTCGTTCGTTGCGTCGCAAGCTGACCGTCTAACCGCCGAGCGCCCCCGGACTCCATGGTCACGGGGGCGCTACCGCGGCGGGCAGTCTCAGCAGGCACAGCTCCGCCGGCCAAAGTCTACGACTTCACCGGCTACCTGCCGTCACGCGGCGTCGATCCTCTATCCGGTGACGCGCTGCGCGGCAACGATCTGCGCGAGGCGCTCGTCGAAGTCGACGTCGACTTTGATCGCTGTCTCCACGGTCGTCGTCTTGGGCACCTCGACCAGGCCGCACCGGTCCAGCACCAGCTCGGCCGCCTTCAGGCGGTCCTTCGGCGTCACGGTGTCGTCGTTCATGAGGTCGACGAGCGTGGACAGGGCGGCCTCGGCCGCGTCCTCCAGCTCCTGCCCGAGGCTCTTGCGCCGCAGCTCGCGCCCGCGCTCGATGGCGTTCTTGATCGCGGGGTCGTCGGCCCACTGCCACACGATGTGCGGCCGCAGCTTCAGGCGCCGGCTCACGTCGCGCACGGTGTACCCGGCGGTCAGGAGCTGCGTGGCCACCGCGCGCGTCTCCGGGTCACTGGCGAACCGCGTCTGGTCCGCCAGCATCTCGACCACCTCCTGCTCCGCAGCAGGCCGCACCAGGGCCACCTTCGCCACGGGCTTGATGGTGACCGAGGGTGCGATGGCGGGGACGCGCACGACCGGACGACCGCTGTCGCCTCCGTCGGTCCCGCCGTCGAGGTCGTCGTCTTCGTCGTCTCGCATGAGCCTACCATAACCGCAGCGTCATACTCCGCGCAACGGTTGCGAGTTCAGCGAACGTATGCTATCATCGAGGAGCCAGAGGCTGCGCTAAACAGGTACGGGCGGCAGGGTGGCGTAGTAGCACTCCCACTCCCGTATCGGCACGAAGCTGACGTATCGGCGGCCGTCGACCACGCGAGCGTACCAGACATGCCGCGACGTGCGCCGCACCTCCTGGTAGCGCTCGCGCGTGACGGGCGAGAAGTACACCGGCTTCTCGCCCTGGTCGACGCTCATGCTTCCCGCTCAGCCGCGCGGGCCGCGACACGTAGGCGCTTCTCCTTCCTCGCGACGCGCCGGCGGGAGACACCGCACGCGAACCGGACATGCGCCTTGCAATAGGCGCCGGGCGCGCCGGGCACCTTGTACTTGGCCGACCTGGTGCAGGTGACCTTGCCGCGGGGCTGAATCTTGTGGCAGCACAGGCGCAGCTTGCTCCCCGGCGAAGGCGTGTACGTCTCCACCCATTCGGGAACGTTGATCTGCCTGTCCATGCCACGCGACCGCGTCTTGTCCCGCAGGCGCAGCCAGAACGCCTTGGCCGCGGGGATGTCGTAGCTCCGCAGGGTTTCCACCGCGGCCCGCACATGAGACACGCGCACGGTCATGCCCGCGAGCACCGCCCCCGCCAAGATCGCCAGCGCATCGCTGGAGCGCCGCGACCAGAACAGGCAGCGGCCAGCGGTGGCGGGCGAGATGTCCACCTCCCAGTCGTCGGGGAACTCGAACAGTTCACCCGGCGGCATTCGCGCGTCAGTTGCCATGCGGGATCTCCATCTCGTCCTCGGCCACCTGCTCGTCGACGACCGCACGGCTGATGCGGTACACGCGCATGGGCGCACCGTGAACACGGATGACCTCGCTCTTGGACTTCACGCTGGAGTTGCGGGCCTGCTGCTTCCGCACGCTGCCGAGGAGCCATCCGCGCTCGGACCAGCGGTCGATGATCTCTTCCGCGTGGTAGCCGATGGGCTCCAAGATCTCGCGCAGCGTCGTCGGCAGGAGCGCGATGTAGTCCCAGTCCTCGCCGCGCGTCCACGCACCCGCCCAGCCCTTGACCGGAACGATGGGTGCGCCGCCGTGCGTCGTCTCGTGGCGTCCCCAGAAGCGCCCCTGGTTCGCAGCGCACCACGACACCACCTCGATGAGCGCCGCGAGCGGCCGGTCCTGGTCCGCCTCGATGCGGTAGATGGCGTCGATAGCGAACGCCATCGGGTCCTCGTCGGGGAACGGGACGCCCAGCTCATGAACGATGGTCGACGCGACGTGCAACGTGGCGAGGTTGCCCGCATGCCGGCGCGTGACGGGGGTACGTGCAATCTGCGCGTACTGGTCCCGCGTCTGCTTCCAGATGCGACGCAGCTCGTCATGCTGCTCAGCGATGCTGATGAGGTAGTGTATCACGCGACGGCCGAGGTGGCCATAGTCGATCTGAAGCCGATGAGTGAGGTCTTCCGCCGCCTTTCCGCTGTCTGCGACCCCGCTGCCCATCGGCTTGCCGGTCACCGGGAGCACGCGAGCGCGTGTCCCGCCGTCCTGCGAGAACGACACCGCCGACGACTCGCCGGAGATGAGCATCACCGTCCGCCAAGACGCCGTCTGCCGGGCTCCGCCGATGCTGCCTCGCCCTCGCCCCTGCCCGTTGGCGAAGTCGTACACCACGTCGCGCACGACCTTGGTGTCCTTCGCCCGCTTCGTCTCGTCGAGGATGACGGGCAGGTTGCAGAGGAACCCGGACAGGCGCTCGATGTAGGTCTTCGTGGAGTCCCACGAGTACATGGCAGTCGGCGCGCTGTCCGCCGGCTTGCCCCACACCGAGGCCGCCACGCGCAGCGCAGTCGTCTTGCCGCTCGACGTCTCGCCGTTGAAGTCCATGATGAACGAGGGCGTGTTGAACAGCTCCAAGAGCGGAGCCGCTGCGCTGGCGTAGAGCGCCAGCCACATGGGCGTGTAGGGCGCCATCAACTCCATCGTCTCGCACCACGCCTCCCACGTACCCGCGGGACGCCAGCCTTCGAGCACCTGCTCCATGCCCTCGGGCGGCACCAGCTCGACGCCGCCCTCTTCCATGGACTCCATGGCGTAGAAGATCTCGGGTAGCAGGAAGCCGTTCACGTCGCCCTGCTTGATCCAGCCCATGCGGTGCGCGGCTTGGTGTGCGATGAGGCGGTGCATGTTCTCCGCCTCGAACTCGCCCAGCCACTCGACCAGGTTGGCAGCGGAGTTGCTGGTGACTGGCACCTCAAGGTCCGCGAGGCCGATCAGCTTCTGGCTGTTGAGCAGCACGCCACGGTCGATGGCGCGCATGGTCCAGCCCGCTGGCGTGCGCCACATCAGCAGGCGCTTGGCGCCGCCTGTGAGCACGTCGTGCGTGCGTCCGATGATGAACACCGGCGCGGTGGCGATCCTCGCGCTGTTGGTGCCGCCATCCGTGGCCACGCTCAGCTTGAACACGCCCGAGGCGTCCATGATGTAGCCGCGCGGGATGCGGAGGCTATCGAGCACGTTCGGCTCAGCGAGCTGCGGCGGTGGGGCCGCGGGACCGAGCGCCATGGACACGGTCACCAACGAGTTGTCGTTGACCACGCCGATGGCCTTGTCCAGCCGGGCCTTGCGCTTGTCCACGACGATGCGCCGGATGGCACCGCGCAGCGTGCGCGCCCGCGTCGCATGGCCGGGCAGCATCTCGATGACCGACAGCATGCCGGACACCCTGCTCTCGTCCGACACCCACGCCTCTGCGATGGCGTCGAGCGCATCGGCGCGCTGGAGCGCAGCCCATGCAGCCAGGTGGTTGCTCTTCTCCCCCGAGGAGAGCTGGTTCTGGAGCGTCCGCAGGAGGTCGAAGCCGTCCTCCGCAGCGCTCGCCTTGGGGCCCTCGTTGTCGAGGTTGATGTCGTTCTCGTCGTTGTTCATACGTGATCCCGCAGGTAGATGTAGCCTCGCGGCTGGAAGTACTTGTCCTCGCGCAGATTGACGATGGCGAGGTTGATGTAGGACTTGCTGAACGGCGCGGTTTCGACCAGCCGCTCCAGCGTGGCGCACGGGCCCTCAGAACGCCACGCCGCGACGACGCCCCAGATGACAGCGTCGTAGCAGGATGCGGTCTTGTGGTCCATGATGATGTCCGCCGCGTGGCGCGCCCTCTCCGTCGGCACGATACCGTCAGAGATGAGACACCGCCGACGCATCTCCGCCACGTACGTCTTGGTGTCACGGTCGGTGAGGCCAGAGGCGTCGGCCAGGTCGTAGACCGTGGTCGGCTGCTCGGCAGCCTCGCGCTCGCGGAGCAGGTCGACCAGGCGCTGGATCGTCTCGTCCGTCACCACCATGACGCGCTTCTTCGCCTCGCGCACCCGCTTCGGGCCGCGCGGGTAGTCGACCCCGATGCGCTCGCAGTAGCGGATGAGCCGCATGTAGAGGCAGCGCGTCGACGTCGGGCCCGGCTCCATGCCCAGCACATGCGCGATCTCGGAGAACTCCTTGCCCTGCTTCCGCATCGAGTAGATGCGCTCCAACTGCATGTCGCGCGAGCTGTCGGCGCGGTGAGACTCCGCTGGGTCGTAGCCGTTCATCCGCAGCCGCTTGTGGATGTTGTTGATGGTGCAGCCCTGCTGCCGGGCGACGGTCTTGATGTCCATGCCCGAGCGGAGCTGCTCCCACACGCGCTGCAAGCGGTGCGTGGTCCAGGGTTTACCGGCGTGCGTCACGGCTCCTCCACCGGGGCCACGAAGCTACCCGACGAGATCTGGTAGTAGGTCGACGTGTAGGCGTGGACGATGCCCAGCAGGTAGGCAGAGTACTCCGGTTCGCCGCGCATGCGGGCCTCCAGCTCCTGCTCGTCGGCCATCTTCGCGCGGCGCATGCACTCGACGATGATGGCGAGGACCTCGGGGTTGGATTCATTCGTAGTCATTGATCACCTCTTCCCACGCAGCCGTGTCGATGGTCGTAACGATCTGGGCGAGCGCGCTGCGCGCCGCCGCCAAGCGGTCCTCGTGCGCCGCCCGCAGCGCAGACTGGATGTCGCGAGCGACACGCGACTCGTACCGCCCCTCCTCCTTCAACTGGAACCAGTCGATGTAGTCGGTGTTGATGAGCGCCTCGCGCACGACGCGCTCCAACTCCGTCAGCTTCGCTTCAAGCTGTTCGTACTTCTCGTGCTTGTCCATCACTCCCCCTCCACCGGCGCGGCGATACCGGCGGCGATGATGAGGCTGGCGCGGTCCTTGTCGAGCGCCGAGATCTGGGCGTTGGTGTACCCGAGCGCCTTGAGCATCGCGAACATGCTCGGGCTGGGCATGAACACCGAGAACGCGCCCGAGGGCTTGGGCACCTCGACGGTCGGGGGCACGATGACATCGGGGACGATGACCTCCTCCGGCTCGTCAGTCTTGCCCAGCTCGATGACGGTCCAACCCTTCGGCACCTTCTTCGGCTTCGTGGGCGTGCCGATGACGACCTGGCCCTCGAAGCTGCCCCACGCCGTCAGCACCTTGCAGAGCGTGTCGGAGTCCCAGCCGCGGTCCTCCGGCATCACCAGCACCGGCCGGTCAGCAGGCGCGCCAGCCGAGAGCGCCATGGCGATGGCGCACGTCACGGTCGCCCACTCAGCGCCCGAGAGCGCAGCGCGCAGGCGACGGTCGGACACCAGCCCGAGGCGGAAGACTTCCTTGCCGCCGTCCTCCAGCATGAGGCCGAACGTCCAGCCCGTGGGCAGGTACGCCTGCACCCGTGCGATGAACGTGTCCGCCACGCGCTTGAGCAGGCCGATGACCACGCTCTCCAGCTCCTTCTTCATGCCCTTGTACGTCTCGCTCTCGCGCGTCATCTCGGCGACGGTGTCGCGCGCACGCTTCAGACTCGTCCACTTGTCGGCCGTCGCGCGCAGCGCGAGGTAGTAGTCCTGCGCGGCGTTGGCCTCGATCTGCACGGCGTTGGCGTCCGCGTCGATGAGGCTCGCGTCGAGCGCCGCGACCTCCTGCGCCAGCTCGTTGATGCGACGCTGGATGCCGTCGTAGTCGGGCACGATGGGCGCCGGAGTCGGAGGCGGCAACGTCGCGAGCGTGTCTGCGTAGAAGTCGGCGCACGCCCGCAGGTGCGCGGAGCCCACCGCGCTGGAGCACATGGGGCAAGCGTCCAGGCCGCGCGTGACGGCGATGCGCCCGGCAGTCGCCATGCCGCCGTAGAACTCCCGGTCCTGCATGCCGACCTGCGGGGGCATGACCGGACGCGGAGCGGCAAGCTGCTCACGCAGGCCGGTGATCTTCTGGAGTAGGGCGACGTGCTGGGCCTGCACGCTCTGCATCTTGCTGAACCGCATGGCCAGCTCGCCCGACATGCGCCGGGCCGCTTCGAGGTCCTGCTCGGTGGGCGCCTCGTCAAGGTCCTGCGTCATGCCCGAGAGCAGCGCCTCCGCACCGGTGGCCTCCTTCGCGGCGTCACGCTGGCGCTTGCCGACGTACTCCAGGGTGGCGAGGAGCGCGTCGACGGGGCTCTTGCCGCGGCCGACAGAGACGCTGATGTCCTTGTACTTCGCCGCGTAGACGGCGGGCACCATCCCCTCGACGTCGCTCGCGGAGACGTCAGCCGCCGCCCATGCGAGGAACGCCTTGCGCGCCGTGGCCGCGCTACCCTCCAGCACCTCGCGCACCGCGTGCAGCGGGAGGTACGCCTCGCCCGGCACATCGTGCGACGGACGGCCGCTGTCCTTGGCGATGAAGACGTAGTCCTCGCCGGACGACAGCTTGGCGTGGATGGACAGGCGCTCGGCGCTGACCATGCTCATGAGCAGGCCGTTGTCGCGCACGCCATCGCGCCCGACGAGGTCGTCGGCGCTGCCGTTCAGCGCGAGCTGCAAGCTCTGCTGGATGCTCGACTTGCCGCTACCATTCGGCCCGACGATCAGCGTCTTGGGGCCAAGCTCGACGGTGCGCGGGCGGCCGTCGATGGTCTTGAGGTTGGAGACGAGGCGCCCGACGTGCGGGCGAGTGGTGTTGGTGGTCTTCTTCGGCACGATGCACTCCAAGGAAAGGCGCCCGGTGAGACAGAGGCGGAGACAGGAAATCCGACTCTGCCGCACCGGACGACTACCTCTTAGTGTACTCGTACCGCAACGTCAAGTATATTTCTGCATGGGCATGCAGATGCCCTGGTCGAGGCCGCACTCGTAGCAGTCCTCGAAAGTCGCAGGAATCTCTTGGTCACCAGACGCCTGGCCGACATGCACGACCGCATGCCTCCACGTAGCATGCCCGCAACGAGAACACAACGACGAATGGGCGCTTTGTTCATCGCGCACGGGGGCCACGGGCGTTTCCGTAACGCTTAGACCGGCGGCTGTCAAATAACGCTCGCGCATACCCCAGTACGCGGCCCGCATCTGCCGGTTCTCCTCGCGGACCTGCTCCAGCGCGGCGAGCCCGCCGTCGATGAGGTCATCGACCGTGACACGGCTCTCGTGCTGCGGATGACGGCAGCGCCAGGCGAGCTTCCGCATGGCGCTCTGCGCCTTGTCGATGGCCGGGCAGGTGTGACCGGGCGGCTTGGTCACGACTGTTCCCAGTACACCGTTTCGCCTCGACGGTAGTGCTTCAGGTTCTCGCGCGCAGCGGGGTCCACGAAGTGCGCGTCCCTGAACGTCAGGTAGTTGTTGGGCAGCAGGGCGAACTGCCCCGCGTCCAGCATGACGAGGTTCAGCGGCTTGTGCTCCTGTGGGTAGCGAGAGAAGCCGTCCGCCCAGTCCACGACGAGGCCCGTGTGGCGCCCTGTTGCTTCCATCGGAGCGCGCACGTCGCACGCGAGGCCGTGTAGGTAGCGCGAGGACCAGACCACCGTCTCCGTTCCCATCGCGCCCCACGGCATGAGCTGCTCCGCCATGAAGCGGAAGTCCTGCGTGAACGACAGCGCGTGCAGCGGGAGCCCGCTCCAGTTCGCGCCCGACTCCAGCAGTACATGGCACATCAGCACCTGGCTCTCGCGCGCGTAGACCCCGTGCCAGATGCCCGCCGTCACGCCCGCGGGCATGTCGGGGCCGAGGAAGCGGTTGTCCACGTTGACGTAGATGTGGTGCGGGAGGTTCGCGTGTGGGTGGCTCACGGCGCCGCCTCCAAGGCCGACACCAGCGCCTCTTCTTCGGTCTGTATGCGGTGGTCCCCGCAGAGGAACGCAGCCCAGTTGCCGCCCGTCGTCACGCGGTCAACGTCGAACACATGGAATGACTTGCCGTTTGCCGACAGTCGCACCAACGCGCGCGGCGCGCTCCACGCCTCCCGCACCAGCGCAAGCACGATGCCCTTCGTGGCGGGCTCGCGGAGGTCGGGCCGGTCGATAGACGGAGTCCAGCGCCACAGCAGGGACTGCTCCCACGTCCGGCCCTGCATGTCCTTGAGGCCCGGCATCGGGCGGAAGTGACGGCATGCGGCCAGCCGCTTGCCCAGCGCGGTCGCTTCTTCTTCGGTCATGGCGCGCACTCCTTGACTACCGTCGCGAGAGCAAAGCACCACAGCGCCACGTAGACGCCGTACCAGAAGTCATCTTCGGTCATGGCTCCTCCTCGCGGCGGTGCTCGCCGCGTTCGATGGCCTTCGTCGCCCAGCCAATGTCGAGGTTGTCGTCGTTCTCGATTGCCTCTTGCTGCTGCTCCCGAAGGAACCGCACCACGGAGGTGCGCTCACGCGCGACTTCGGCGCGCAGCCGTGCCACCTCGCGGAGCAGGTCGTTTCGGTCGGTCAGCGCGTACTGCAAGGTCATGCCGATGGCGTCGTTGTCGCACTCCATCTCGTACTCCGTGTCGTCGCGCTTCTTGATGGCCTCGATGTCGATGCTCACTTCTCCTCCTCGCGGCGGTGCCAGCCGCTCTCTACGATGTTCGCAGCGTCCCACAACGCTTCGGCGCGGTTGCGGTTGTGGTTTCGGTACGCATCCCTGTGAGCACAGTCACGCAGGTACGCCACGACGGCGGCGCGCTCCTGTTCGGCAGTCCACACGGTCGGCTTCGTCCCGTTCGTGCAAGCAAGACAGGTGTGGAAGGCTTCGCTCCGGTGCGCGCCTCGGTAGGGGTCAAGGCCGTAATCGCAGCATCGACCGTTGCACTTGGGGCAACCTTCATTCACGGTCATTCTTCCTCCTCGCGGCGGTGCCAGCCGCGCTGAATGTTGGTCGCGAGCAGCCGCAAGTGGTCGCCGCTACCACGCGGCCCGAACGTGTCGCCGCCCTGCGCGCACTCACTCAAGTACGCCACCGTTGCCTTGCGCTCCTCGCGGACGGCCTTCTCGATGGCCTCGGTTATCTCTGCGGCCAACTGCTCCCGTGCGCTCGCGAGGGCGAGGCGGACGGCGTCTTCTGAAATCTGGCTCACGTTTCCTCCCGCGCGGCAGCGAGGGCAGCGAGGGCAGCGACTTCGGCAGCAGATGGCCCACCGTAGGTTTCGCATCCACCATCGCACGGTGCCCACTTGCACACGGCGCATAGTTCTGCCGAATGGTAGCAACGCTCGGTCGTGTCGTGTTCAGCGTCTACGGGGCCACCGCACGCTTCGCACTCGTACGACGGTGTCTTTTTGTACCCGTTAGGGTCGCAGCACACGTTCTGTTCCTCGGTCATGGCTCCTCCTCGCGGCGATGCTCGCCGCGTTTGGTGTTTGTCACGCGCGACTGGAAGAACAGTTCCCGAATCCTACGGCCCTCTTCGGTTCGGATGGGGAGGTTTTGCAAGTTCGGGTTGGACACGTTCGCGCTCATGCGTCCCGACGGGGTTTCGCTGGGTTTGGTCACTTCTCCTCCTCGCGGCGGTGATCGCCGCGTTCAATACGTTCAGCCAAGCTGAGGATGTCTGTCTCGCTGGGGCCGAACGGTCCCGGGTCGAACGTCTTCAACATCCTTACCGCAGCGGTTCTATCCTCGACCAGTTCTTCGGTCAAGCCGATGACGGTCGAACGCAGGCGCTCCACCTCTGCCACCAAGTTCTTCACGTCCCCGAGGGCCGCGTAGAAGGCAGGGTCGTCGCCCTTGAAGTCCATGTACGCGTTTCGGATGCGCGCCTTGATGGCGATGAGGTCAATCACGCGCCCTCCTCGCTGCGGTGCTCGCCGCGTTCGATACTACCGGCATATGCTTCGGCGGTGTAGTAGCCGCGTTCGAGCAGCCACACGACCACGGCGTCACGCTCGTCAGCGACGCTTCTCCGCGCGGCCTCCATGATCGCCTCGACGACGGACATGGCTTCGTCGTCTGGAACGCACGTCACGACGAGGTAGCCGTTCCACTTCACGGACGAACGCTCGGCGCAGCCCGCGCCACACGCGTACGTCTGACGCCGCGGGACTTCGATCATGGCTTCTCCTCGCGGCGGTGCTCGCCGCGCTCAAACTTGTCAGCGATCTCATCGAGGCAGACGAGCGACAGACCACCGTGCTCCAGCCATGCTCCGCTTCCATGTTCACGCAGCCACGCCACCACGGCGGCGCGTTCTTCGGCAACAGCGCGCGCTATGTCGGCGTCGTGCGCCTTCCGCATGTCAGCGATCTCCGCTGAGACTTCGGCAAGCAGCTTCCCGATGCTCTCGGCTTCGGCGTCGTTCATGGCTCCTCCAACGGTTCGAGGTTCGGCTCGTGTCGCTCCCCGCACAGGTGACATTCGGGGCCGTCCGGTGACCATCGGTAGCGGTGGTCGTAGCGCGACCGCTTGGGCGTAGGCGGCGGTGGCAGCGTCCAAGCGGCGTACCTGTCCCGCATGCGCTGCGAGTGCGCTCCCCGTTCGGGAATGACCTCTACTTCTTCATCCGGCTCGACCTTCATGGTGTTGTGCGTGTCCAAGCCAAACCACAGGTATTTGCCGTCGTCGCTCCACCGAATGTGGCAGATGGTGTTCGCGAACGGCTCGCCGTCCTCGATGGAGCACCACACGGCGTAGTGGTAGGGCTTCACGTCACGGGCGCGCAGCTTGAGGAATGTCGGTTCGAGGGTCACGGCTGCTCCTTGCGGTGCTCGCCGCGTTCGATGCGTTCGGGCAACTCATCGAACTCGACTTCTGGTGTCGCTCGCATGAACGCCACCACAGCGGCGCGCTCCGCGACCAACTTCTGCATCAGACGAGCCACCGTCGCGCGCGACTGCGCCAGTTCGGTGTCGAGGCTCGTGTTGATGTTGTCGCGGACCTTCGCTTCTGCCCGAAGCAGCTCGATCTCTTGGATGAGCGCGCGGGCCTGCGCTACGGTGAGTACGCCGTCGCGCCACGGGATCGCCTCTTCGATCTGTCGCTTCAACACGTTTAGGTCGATCATGCCTGCCTCCGGTCCAGCTCGCGCTGCAAGTACCAGAGCGCCTTCTTGAGGTCCTCGACCGCGTTGCCCTTGTGGTCGCAACGAGCGAGGTACTTCAGGCAGTTACCCAGGTTGAAGCCCAAGTTCCAGTCCTCGATAACCGTGATGGCTTCGATTTTTCCGACGTTGTAGTGCGCCGGATGGTTGACCGTGTTAGGTTCGGGACGAGCCGGGACTGCGGTAGAGAGTGTCGCGTGCATCTCGCGCCAGCCCTTGTGCCAGCGGCACGTCTTGTAGTCGTTGTGGCACGGCGGGCCTGCACCGTACTGCGTGGCCGCGTTGCAGCGTTCGTAGCTCTTCATGCTTCCTCCAGGAGCAGGACAGCGGCATCGATCCACGAGTCCTGCATGGTGTCTGCCACGTCGTGGATGCGGCGCAGCGTCTGGTTGTTGATGTCCCACGCGTAGGCGTACTTGCCTCGCGTGATGAACCCCTCGATGAGCGCCTGCGTTGCCCGCCCGACGGTCGGTCGATCCATGTCGCAGGGCACCACGATCCCATGGAACAGCGCGCTGCCGGACCAGTCTTCCGCGACGGGGACGTCCTTGACCCAGGTGTTCCAGCCGCCCATCGCGCGGCTGCGGGACAGGTAGTCGTCGCGGCCAGGCGTGACCTCCGCCTCGACGTCCGCGCCCGTGAGCTGCGCGCGAAGGGCCTCGGCCCACGCGTCGATGATGTCGTCGGGGGTCTGCTTGGCGTGCGCCAGAAACCAGCGGCACTTCACGACGGCACTTCCCTTGAGCGTCCCGTAAACGACGGCACGGCCTCGACGCTCACGGTTACTTCCCACTTTCGCCCGTCGGAGTGCGTGACGAGCACGACCATCTCGTCGGGGTATTCGTAGTCCGACCACCGCTCTTCGGCCCACATGCGCGCCGCGTCCTCCTCATCCATCGCCCATCGGTCGCTCCCGACGTACTTGGCGCAGACGGTGAAGGGCGTGGGTGGAAAGGCGTCGTCGGCGTACTCGGCGTCGATGACCTCGTAGTAGGGCGGACCACCCTCCGGCACCGGGGCTGCGCGACTCATCGTTCCTCCTTCGTGTCGCTGAGGTCGTAAGAGGCGACCCACCACTGCGCGTCCTCTGGGGCCACCATGTCGGTGCGGTCGTCGTTCACCACCACGCAGTCGCCTTGAAACTGTGGTACGAGACAGCGCCGGTAGCCGTAGGCGTTCGTCGGCCCGCACTTCAGGTCTGCGTCTGGAATCGTGATGTCCTTGGAAGGACTCACAGATGCGTCCCACGCAGGGTCATCCCAGCCACGCAGCCCATTGGCGGCCAGATCGTGCGCCAACTCTTCAATCTCAGCGTCTCCCATGTCCGGAGGAGCGTACAAAGTGACGGTCATCGACTTCTCAAACGTCACGAACATGCGCTTCATCTTCATTGTGTGTCTTCCTTCGCGCGCCACATGACGGCCACCTTGCGGCGCGGCAGCTTCTTCTCTTGGTAGATGATCTTGCCGTCGTTCATGAGGTCGAGCAGCAGGGAGCGCACCAGGCGTGCGCTGTGCTTCATCTCGACCGCCACCTCTTCGGTGGTCGACCACGGCTCGTCCTGAATGATGGCGAGGGCCTGCGCCTTCTTGGCGATGCGCGGGTCAACGACGGTCATGCGCTGCTCCTGCCAGACGCAGCCGCTTCCGCAGCTCGCGCACCAGCGCCTCGAAGTCATCTGTCTCCACGGTCACGGTGCGCTTGCGGACGAGCGCGTCGGTGCGGTTCCGCGCCTTGACGCGGTCCTCCAGCGACTCAAGCTGTTCGATGGTCATCGCTCCTCCTCGCGACGGTGGTCGCCGCGTTCGATGGCGTCTGCGTGTCCACCCGATCCAGCAGGCCATCCCGGTTGACGCTCCCGCAGGTACGCCACCACGGCGGCGCGCTCCGTCTTGACCTCATGCTTCAGCTCTGTGATGATCATGTCGCGAAACGTCACTTGTTGCGTCAGGCGAGCCACTTGTGCGCCAAGGTCGGCGATCAGCCGCGCTTCAACACTAAGCGTTTCTTCTCCCGTCATGGCCAGCTCCCGATCTTGCGGGCGACGGCGGCGAGGAGGTCGAGCATCCAATGCCCGATGTCGATGATGTCTGCTTTCATGTCTTCTCCAGAAGGCGCAGTCAGAGTAACTGCACCTTACCGGAGCGTCAACAAAGATTCAGCCACAGCGCCTCGCGGCTAACTTTGCCGCCGGACCGTCCTTCGTTCCCCTTGATGTCAACGAAAGGGATGAACGGAAGCCACGTCGCGCCGACATTCTCGCAGACCATCACCTGGCCGCGACGCGCGCGGCACCATTCTGCGAGCGCGGTGAAGTCGTCGGGCTGCGTCGGGTAGTGCTTCCCGGCGCCGATGTAAGGTGGGTCGATGAACCACGTCGCCTCAACGTCGGGCGCATCCGTGTAGTCGCCCTCGATGAGCTTCCAGTGACGGACGCGGTCTACCTGCGACGCGATGCGCTCGCGGATCTCAGGCCCCCACCAACTACTCGGAGGATCGCGCGGCTCAAGTCCGGCGACGGCTCGTCGCATATTCTGGCTTGCGCGCACGCGTGGGGCTGCCGTTCCTTTGTTAATCCACCACCCGACGAGAAGGCGTGCCTCCTCTACGATAGCAAGATCATCTACCGACTGGTCGAGTCTGAGGTCGGGCAGCGCCCGCACTTCTGCCGCCGACACGCGTAGCAGGTAGCGCCACGTCGCAGCGACTTTCGGGTTCTTCTCCACGAGTACGACGTTCCGGTCAGGGTAGCGAAGCGAGTAGCCTGCCGCGCCCGCGAACGGTTCAATGATCGTGCCGAACAAGGGCTTAGGATAGAGCGGCGCGGCCCGCCACTTGCCGCCGTAGTACGCCCAGAACGGCTTGAGCATCACGCCTCCTTGAGATTTCTACCGACGCTCGCCTCAGCGGTCAGCGGCACGTCCCACCCAGGGATGCGGACGGTCATGCACTCCTCGACCTCGCGGCGGTACGCTTCCAGCTCGGGCGGCAGCGCCTCGCCCTTCTTGGGCTTCCAGTCGGCCAGCCCAGGCGGCGCCTCGATCTCCACGGCGATGGAGTCGTGGCACTGGTGGATGAGGCCCGTCCGCTTGTGGAAGTCCCACGGGAACCGTTGCAGCAGCGCCTGCTCCGCGAGGCGCATGCAGCTTGCTTCAGCAGCGAGGATGGGGAAGTTCACGACCTCCTGCTTCTTGCCTTCCGTGAGGCCGCCGGAGCGCCGTCCCATGACCGGCTCTTCCATGTAGTTCTGGTGCCGGTAGATGGACTGCATCGCGTCCCACGCCGACAGCCACTCCGGCTCCGTCTTCAGCCACGTCTCGTGGAAGTGGCGCACTTCCTTCGTCGTCATGCCGAGGTACGGCAGCTCGCCGCTGTCGGACTCCGTTGACGTGAGCACCTGCCAGATGGTCGTCGGGTCGGCGGCATACGCAGCCGCGTACCGGAACGTCTTCGAGATGTCTCGCATGGCCTTCGCCATGCCACTACCGGGCTTGCGCTGGATGCTGAACCCGTCCGGGCCCCACCCATCTGCTGCCTTGAACTTATCACCAAACAGCGCCAGCGCCAAGGCGTTGTGCGGATCTTTTCCTTCGACAAAGCCCTCGATCAACGTCGGGATCTTCCAGTAGTTCGCGATGATTCGGAGGTGCGCCTGGTCGAGGTCAGCCCCCACGAGGAGATGCCCACGCTCCGCTGCGAACAGGGTCTTGAGCTTGCCCTGCCCCTTGCGGCTGCCGATGTTCTGAAGGTTCGGCCCCGACGAGGACAGCCGCCCCGGTGCCGTGACGTGGGCGTTCCACGTCGAGCGGACGCGCCCGTCCGAGTGCCAGATGACGCCCTTCTGCGGGTCCATCGACGTGAGGTTCAGCGGCAGGAGCACGGTGCCGAGGATCTTGTTCTTCTCGCGCCGGTACAGGCGCAGTTCGCGGATGAACGCCTCCTGCTCCTGCGAGAGGCGGCCGCCCGCCAGATGGCCGCGGAGCACCTTGTCGCCGGTGCCGGGCATCCCCGACGCCGTGTAGAAGTCGCGCGCCTCCATGCTCGGCGGGATGCCGAGCTTCCACGTCTCGTAGAGCAGGTCGCGGATCTGGTCAGCGCTGCCTGGCTTGATGCCGATGGTGTCGTCCGCCTCGTCGTTCGCTCCCGCGCTCTTGAGGTCCAGCCGCGCGAGGCCCACGGCGTGGGCGAGTTCGGACAGCCGCTTCTCGCGCTTTGCCACCGACGCGCGCGTCTCTATCTCCATCTTGAACCGCGCTTCCTGGTCGACGTACACGCCGATCTTGTGCAGGTTGACGCACATGTCCTGCGTCGCGTGGTCCAGCTCATGCAGGTCCCAGCGCCGGTGCTCCCAGCCCTTCGGCCGCAGCGCCTCGGGGAGGTCACGGAAGGCGCCTGCCTCCTCGGCTGCGTCGAACAGCGGCACCACGATGCGCGCGTTCACGGCGCTGTCGGTGCAGTTGTAGGCGAGGCGGTCCCAGTCGTCGACCTTGCCGTGCGCGAGGCTCTCGCCCTTCTCCGTCGTCTCCCAGCGGTCCACGTCGGTGAGCACCGAGCCGACGACCTTGAGGCCCTTCGGAAGTTCAGGCGCCCGGAAGCGGGCCGCGAACAGCGTGTCGATGATCGGTGCGGGTGTGATACCCAGCCAATGCTCTGTTACCACCCTGTCATAGGATCCACAATTGTGCCCCACCTTGGTCTTCGTCGGGTCGCCGAGGAAGCGTCGGAGGATGTCGAGAACTCGCGCCTCGTCCTCGGCCGAGTAGTAGCGCGTGGAGCCGTCTCCGCTCAGCAGGTTGAGCCCCAAGACCTTGCAGCGCGTGGCCTCCTCCTGCCCTTGGCGTAGCGCGCGGCCCTCCGCGTTGAGGTCGGGATGCGCGATGGCGATGGACCGCACTTGACAGGTCAACGGCTCGATGCCGTCCGTCTCCAAGTCGTAGGCCCAGAACGGCATGTCCTGCGCGAGGAACGCTTCCAGCTCATCGGGCGTCGGGTTGAAGACGCGCTCCGGCTCTGTCCATCGAAGCTGCCCGGTGAACCAGCGCAGCGCCTTGGACAGGTCCGCGTGGAAGGTGGCGCGCCAGCCTGGAGCCTTCTGCACGAAGCCCGGGTGGAACATCGGAAAGACCTTCCGCACCGCGCCCTCGGGCGTGACGTTCGCGAGCGGCGTCTCCATGAGCGCGCCCCAATGCTCGTCCACCCAGACAGGTCCACCGCGCAGCGAGAAGATGCTCTGCGCCTTGCTCGTCAGCGCGTTGGCCGACGTGCGCCCCAGCGCGATGATGTTGTTGTAACTTTCCGCCTCCTTGAGTAGCCTCGGGCGGCAACAAGCGATAGGGTCCGGGAGGGCCGGGAGTCCTTGCACAAGGAGGCGACGGTTCTCCTTGTCGAGCGCCTTGGTCATCTTCTCCCACGCGTTCGGCTGCGTGCCCGCGTTGCAGGCGACGACATGCGTGAGGTCGATGTCACCACGCTTGCGCCCGATGGCGAGCATGGCCAGGTTCCACTCCTGCCCGCTGCGGCCCGAGAGCGGGCGTCCGTTGTTGGAGTCCTCGATGTGCGGCGTCTCCGCCACCGCGAGCACCGTGGCGTCCTTGTGGATCTCAGGCGGGCACGGCTGCCAGTAGCCGTCGCGAAACTTCCCCTTGGGGCCCAACGGGCACACATCGCAGCGCGCCCCGTGCTGCCGCGGGTCATACGGCATCGTCGTCCTCGTGGCGGTTGAGCCAGCGCTCGACCTCGTTCAGCGTGCGCCACAGGATGACGCAGCCCACCACCGTGCAGGCAAGGGTGAACATCAGCACCAACAGTAGGATGAGATCAGCCACGGCCCACGACTCCGCGAGGAGGGTAGAACACCGCCACCGCAGACGGGAACGGCGCGCTGTTGATGGCGCCCCCGAACCGCAGCCGCCCTCGGATGAACGTCACCTTGGCGAACGGCAGCACGTAGTCGTGCCACCACGCCGTGTCGGTGCGAGCTGGCAGCAGGCACACGACCGTCGCGCCGTTCAGGCTCTCCTCGTACGCCTTCTTGATCCAGCGGCTGATCTCGCGCCCGTACGGCGGGTTCATCCAGCAGACGTCCAGGCTCCAGTCTTGCGTGAGCCCGTTCGCGTGAACGTCGAAGTAGCGCTTGCACTTGGCGTTGTCGGCGTCAGCGCAGACATCGAGCGTGAAGTGGAAGAGCGCGTCCCACTCCGCGAAGAACTCAGGCGGCGTGGCCCACCGGTCTGTGGCCGAGGAGAACATGAGGTCGGTGTTCATGCTCCCCCGGTATCCTTACCGGAGCGTCAAGGCAACCTACTTCTGCCCGGCGACGTACCGCTGCTTGAGCAGGTACACGTCCGCCAGGTGCTTCGTGCCGATGCCGGACACGAGGTTCGACAGGGCGCCCGGATACGGGCACTCCGCGCCGTTCACGATGGCGTCGTTCGCGGCCTCCGACAGCTCCATGATCATCTCGGCGATGACCAGCGGCGTGCCGCCCTGCTGCGCGATCATGCTGATCTTCTCGCCCGCCATGGCCCACGCCTTGATCGGGTCGAGCTTGTCGCTGCCGTAGTGGCCTGCGATGACCTCGGCCATGTCGTCGATGTCATCCTCGACGCCCTTGTAGAGGCGCTTGAACAGCTCGTGGTCGCCGTAGAAAGGCGTGCCCTTCGCCTGCCAGTGCAACGTGTGGTACAGGTGATGCGCGGCGCGCAGGCCAGCCCACAGGTCGAGCAGGACGGACAGAAGCACAGAGCCTCCCAAGCCCTTGAAGTGTACCACAAAAACGAACGCCCCGCCACAGAGGGCGGGGCGCTGCAAGGACTACCTACTCAGCGGTGCCGAGTAGACACTTCTTGCATCAGCGGGCGACGTTCACGGCCGGGGGCGGCGGGAGGCGGAGGCCGCCGGCGGGAGCCGGAGCGACCGTCTGCACCACCGGCCCAGAAGCAGCGGACGGAGCGGCGGGGATGACGCTCTGAACCGCCGGGGGTGCGGAGCGGGGCGCACCACCGTTGCTCTGAGAAGCAGAAGGCACGACGCCCGAAGCCTTCGCCTTCTCGTACTGGTCCTTGGACAGGAACTTGTTGATGGCGGCGTAGGAGCCCTGCACGCCCTGCTGGCCTGGCACGAACTCCACGTACGCCTTGCGGCCGCCGTTCGTCGCGGAGACGAACCACGCGTCGCTGATCTCGCCGCCCTCGATGTCCTCGTCAGAGAACCCGAAGCTGGAGAGGATGGTCTTGATGGCGGCCAGACGACCGCGAATCTGCTTCTCGGGCACCCCCTCGGCGGGGAGGTTCAGCCAGGTGAACATCTTGAACCCGTTCGGGAACTCGACGCTGAAGCGACGGCTATCGGTCTTGTCGCCCTGCTTGTACTCGACGGAGACGCCGAACACCTCGTAGTAGCCAGCCTCGGGCTGAGAGGAGCCGAGCGTGGAGACGCCCTTGAAAGAAGAACCGTTGATCATGAAGGACATGGTGAACTCCGTTTTGTGGTCGTTGATGCTTTGGTTGTTGGACTACGGGGCGCCCGGAGGAGGGGGAGGCAGAGGCACGCCGCCGCTCTTCTTCGGGTCATCCTTCGGCGCGAGGTCGAAGAGGTTCCTCGCCTTGCGCTTCTGGAACGTAGCGCGGGCGATACCATCTTGGCAAGCCCAGCGCAGATGGATTTGTTGGTAACCGGCCTTGAACAGCGGGTGCTCCTCCGAGATCTCCTTGATAGAACCTTGCACATCGCCCGATTCCATGATACGATCTGCAAGAGAGTCAGCGAGTTCGTCCTGCCACTCAAGCCCCGGAACGCGGCTGAGCTGGTAGCCGCCCGCGCTCGCCCGGAGAATCTCGCGCAGGTTGCCCGGCGTCTTCGCCCAGCACACACCGGTGCGGTCGCCCGTCACCCAGTCCGGCGACGTCGGGTCGCAAAAGTAGGTGCCCGGGAACCACGGGTCGGGGTAGGTCGAGTCGACCATCGCGCGGACGTTGATGTCGCACCAGCTCGGGAGCGTCTCGACCTGGTTGCGCGAGGGCACGTTCGGGCCGCCTGGGCAGAAGAAGCCCTCGGCGTTCGTGCCGGGCATGCGCTCGTGGAACGTGAACGCGAGATGGACGCCCATGTGGCGGGCGAGGCCCGACAGCATGAGCAGATGCTTGTTGAGCTGCTGGTAGGCGTAGAACTTGTCCTTCTTGCCGCTCTTGCCAGCAGGCGCCTCCTCGTTCCAGACCATCATGCTGCGGTCGCAGATGTGGCTGGCGTCGTCGATGATGACCGCGCCGTACTGGCGCGCGAGTCCGGTCTTGTGCGCGTACTCCAAGAGCGCGATCAGATCAGGCAGCGTCTGCGGCGGCTCCGGATGAACAGCGGGCGTGAACCCCAGCTCGTTCTGCGCGACGAGCGTGATGGCGCTCGGCACGCCGAGGCACAGCGCAGTCGGGAAGGCGGCGAGCACGTCGCTCGTCTTCTTCTTCTTCGGCTTTCCGTAGACCGTCACCATGACGGTCGGGTTGTCGGTGGTCATGTGGCACTCCGGCCCGGTGGTCGAGCCTCGTCGTAGGGCCAAAGACGACGAGGCGCACTCTCAGCCGCGAGGGCCGAGAGAGCAGAGGTCGAGCCCGGCACAGGCTCCGTAGCGTCCATAGCATGAGAGTTCGTTCTGCGCCTTCGGCCATTCCCACGGGTCGGTGGTGAGGTCGAGGTTGGCGATCTGATGCTCCGCCCACCAAAGCCAGCGCGCGAAGTGGGCGTCCCGGTGCGGTGTCTGCGGCACATGCTCACGGACCACGCGCCCGATCTGGGTCGTGCTGATGAGGTTCAGCGCGAGGCCGCCGAACGCGGAGCCGTAGAGCTGCTTGCCCATGATGCGGAACGCCGCGAAGCCACCGTCGATGGCGTAGGCCGCCGCGCTGCTCTTCGCGTTGACCGATGCTTGGTGCTTGTGGTCCCAGATGTAGTAGCGCCCGGAACCGTCGCGGGTTACGAGGTCTATGCGGCGCGTGAGCGTTATCGGACGTCCATGCTCTCGGTGGTCGGGCATGCACAACGGCGTCACCTCGATGTCGGCACCGTCGAGACTGCGCCACGCGCCGCCCACCTCTTCGCAGACCCATAGCCCCCACTCCCCGCGCAGCGTGCCCAGCACGGCGGTGACGGGAGCCTCGACCGCGATGACGTCGCCTGGAGGCTCGGGGTACTTCGCCATGTAGGCGTGGAACACCGTCAGCATCGTCGGCAGTAGCTGATGACTGCCGTACTTGTCGCACCACGCCTGCGCGGCCTCCTCCGGCTCCATGAACACGGACGGGTCGTAGTACATCGTCTCGTCGACCATGACACCCTGCGGCTGTGCGGCGCCCCAGATGGCGTGCAGGTGCGCTTGGAGCGTGTGGCCGATGGAGCCCTTGGCGAGCGCCTCGATGGGCGGGGCGATGTTGGGAGAGCGCCCCAGCTCGTCGACCATCCGAGAGGAACGGTTCAGATAGGCGAAGAGCTGGGGGCACTTCGCGAAGTTGCCGATGCGGCTCCAGCCGCGGCCGGACTTGCCGGCGTCGATGAGCATCTTCACGGCTACTCCTCCTCTTCTTCGATGAACAGCTTGGACATGGTTTCCTTCTATACCTATAGGTACGTGCGCGCGACCCAATCGCGCGTCACTCTTGAGCAAGCACCCACCGATACGCCGCCGCGCCCGACGACCACTTCTTGCCTGGGATCGCCTCGCGGCGCCAGCCATGCTGCTCCAGCCATTCGGCTTCTGCGCCTGCCGGGCACGCGCGATGGACCCATCGCGTCAGCTCCGTAACCCCCGCCGGGGCGAGCCCGCTGGCCTTGCCGTTTGCATAGCGCGACCGACGTTCACCCGCGTCTCCGACAGAGAACGGCGCGCGGCGCACACCATCCTGTGCCCACCCAGAGCAGCGATAAACGTGCCCTGTGTGGCCCAAGGAAGCGTCAGAGTACGTGACCAGCACAGGCCAGCGTCCTCGGTCGATACGGTCGCGCATCTGTCTCCGCAGCGCCTTGGAGATTTTCTGTAAGCGGCGCTCGCTGCGGGGGACCGCGACCATTCTCGACAGAGCGAGAACACCGGCTCCACCGGGCGCGGACGATAGTTGTTTTGCTGCCCCTGGAGGCGGAGGCGACCACACAAACGCAGCAACCGGAGCACCATCTTCGATCACAGCGAAGCAATAAACCGCGATTCGTCCTACAGACTTGTAGCCGTGGTGCGCCTCGAAGAGGTGGGCGACGTCCGACAGCACGCACGCGCGAAGGTCGATGCGCTCTCTGTCAGACATTACGCGTCCTCTTCTTCGATGAACAGCTTGGACACGACGTCGTCCACGATGGCCTCGCGGTCCTCCATGCCGAGGAGCTTCTCGCCCATGCCGTCCAGCTCGTCGGCCGCGAGGAACTGCTCGATGGGGCCGAACTTGTCGGTCAGGATCTCGACCACACGCTCGTCGTAGGTCGAGGCGGCGACGACGACCTTCAGCAGCGTGGCTCGCCCGCCATGACGGTCGAAGCGGCCACGCCACTGAAGGAAGTCACCGGGCTTCCAGGGGAGCATGGCGAAGATCGCGAGGTCGGCAGTTTGCATGCCGTCGACGGCGATCCCGAAGGCTTGGCCGGTCCCCACCAAACAGCAGGGACCGGCGCTGCTTCGGAACCCGTCGGTCATGTCGTTGCGCTCGGACTCGCTTACGCCGCCGTGCCCAACCCAGACCGTCGCGTTCTTCACCTCGTCGCTGGCGCTCGCGGCCTTTCGGATCGCTTCGCCCCAACGCTCGGCTTCCCGGCGACGCGCAGTGAACACGATAACCTTGCCGCCACCCTTCAGTCCTTCAAGGACCTCCGCCACGACATAGCTACGCTTTCGACTGCTCGCCTCCGCAAGACGCGCCTCGATGAGACGTTCTCGCGCCGGTACATCCTCATAATCACCTCGCGCCTGACGCGCAAGCTGTTTGATAGCTTGATCGAAGGTTTGTGCGTCGTCGTAGCGCTCGGCCTTGTCCTGCGCGGACACCGGCAGGTAGACCACCTGGACGCGCGTCGGCGGCAGGCTGGCGTGGCTCTCGGTGTACGGCACCTCGTGCGTGAAGAAGGAGCAGCGCGCCCGAAGCTCGTCGATGTTGCTGCTCCCCTTGTCGTCGTAGCCGCCGTAGGGGTTCGGCGTAGCGTCGCAGTAGCGCTGCGCGAAGCTGCGGTAGCTGTGGGCGAAGCCGCCGGGCGTGAGCAGGTCGAGCTGCGACCAGAGTCGGCGCGGCCGTCCGTCGTCGAGCGGGGTGGCCGTGAGGCCGATGCGGAGCTTCAGCGTGGGCAGACGGCTGACGTCCATGATCGCCACGGACCACGCGTCACGGTCGCCGCTGGCGGTCTGGCGTCGATGGAAGTCCACCTTCCCGTCGGACCGGCTGACGGCCTTCCAGCGCTTCGACTGCCCGTGGATGTGCAGCTCGTCGAGGATGAGCACGGTCGCCTGGAGCGAGGCGACGAAGCCGAGGTTGTCGTTCAGCGACTCCGCACCGATGACGACGAAGCGGCGCTGCCCGTTCTTGGTGCAGTACTCGGTGTACTGGGTCCACGTCATGTCGCCCTTGCGGCGCTCGCTCTCCGGCAGCAGCCGCCACGGCAGGATGTTCGTGTACTGCTGGACCTGCGTCCACCAGACATGCCGGGCCTTCGCCGGACAGATGACGAGCACGGTGCCTTCGCGCGTGAAGGCGTCGATCAACGCGCCTACGGTCTTGCCGGCGCCGCACCCCCAGATGTTCATCACCCACGGGCGGTTGCTGGCCCATGCTGCGCTGCGCTTCTGGTAGGGCGTCGCCATCTCAAGGACGTGTGGCTTCAGCTCGCCGCTGGCCACTTGGCGCTGCATGAGGGCGTTGCCCGTGTGCGTGAGCGTGTCGAGCGTCGCCGGGTCTGTCGGCCACGGCTGCACGAACTGCGCTCCACGGCGCGTCTCCGCGCTCCACAGGCCGTTGAGGCCCCAGCCGGCGAGGAAGTGCTCCACGATGAACGCCGCGTGAACCGGGGCGTATACGTCGATGTGCGACGGAGGTCCGTCGTCAGGCCACTCGTTCTTGGTCAGCCGGTACTTGCGGCGACCACGAATGGCCCACGCCAAGACACCGGGGATGTGCTGCTCCAGGCCGATGGCGTACTGGGCGAGCTGGGGGTCGAAGAGCTTGTAGAGGTAGTGGGGCTGGTCCCACATGGCGGTTCTCCTGAAGGCTATTGAACACGGGCGTCACCGCCCCACTGCTGGGCCATCGCCAGTGCGATGCCCGAGAAAGTTTCGCTGCGGATCTTCCAGCGGTCGTCGGACGGCCCGAGACGGTTCTGGCCGCTGTCCGTCTGGTTTCCCCATCTCTTTCGGCCGTCGACGATTCTCGGCTCGACGATTTGTGTCGGGGTCAGCAACGGCAACCCCTTCAACCACAGACAGGTCGACTTCGATGCGTCATGCCCGTACTGCCACGGCTGAATGATCTGGTCCGGCTTGCGGACACGACTGCTGATCACGCTGACCGGGTTCTCCACGGCGATGCGGCCGATGGGCGCCTCCATCAGTAGGCGCACGAAGTTCAGCGCGTCTTCGGTCAACTGCGGGTCGCGCAGGCCACGACGAGTCCAGTGCATCCCGGACACTGACAGATAGGTGCAGGGCGGGTGCGCGATCATCATGTCCCAACCAGCGCCCAGAATGTCGCTGACGTCTCCTTGGTAGTGCGGCCCCTCTGCGTCGCTCGGCAGTAGGTCGCAGCTCACGGCGTGGTGACCCAAGGCGCGAAAGGCGTCGCGCACGGCACCGCTGTACTCGCACGCGACAAGGACGCGAAGGGGGACGGGCAAGGTGGGCTCCTGAAGGCCCCATGACCATAGCGAGTCCATGACACGGCGTCAAGGGTTCTTGACGCAGCGGTAGAGAGATGGTACAAGGACGCCATGCCTCAGTCCGAGGCGAAGGAGCAACATGAACGAATCTGTCGCCGTGATCGACCCCGAAACTGACGTCTTCATCCAGATCATCGAGGCGCATCGCCGGGTGCGTCATTGGAGCCTGGCCGAGTTGGCGCGGCGCAGCGACCTCACGCAGCCTGAGATCAGCCGTGTCATCCACGGCATCCGCATGCCGACCCTACGCCACGTACGCGGGCTGGGCAAGGCGTTCGCCAACGCGCCGTCTGCTCTGCCCGATGAGCCGCAGACTTCGGCGGAGTGGATCGCGCTGCTCGTCGAGCTGGCAGAGGCCGCCCGCCTGAGCGTGCGTACGAAGGAGTAGCCATGACGCCCGAGCAGCTCGACGAGGCTGCGCGACTACGCGCCAGCGGCATGACGTACTCGGCCATCGGCGAGCGCTTCGGGCTCACAGCCAAAGCTATCCACAACCGACTGACGAAGACAGGTCGCGTCGTAGCCACAAGAAAATCGACCAAATCCGTGACGCGCTGGCCTGACCATGTTATTGCGGACGCGCACCGGCGCTGCGTACTTGGAGAGGACCGAGACGCGGTCGCGGCGTCGCTGGGCATCAGCTACGAGGCCCTGCGTTCTGCCTGGCTCAAGCGTGGTCTGCCTGCGCTCACGAAGCCGCGGCGCTGGTCGAAGCGCGCTGTCTTGGAGGCGCATCGGCGCTACAAGCAGGGCGAGCCGAAGAACGACATCGCCGCCAGCATGGGCGTCTCGTGGGCGCACCTCTACCGTGCGATGCGCCGTATCGGCCTGTCGACGCGGGAGTTCAGCGTGGCCGCCCGACGCTACGACGACATCGGACGGCGCGCGTACTCGCTGCGGATGCAGGGCAAGATGTTCAAGGAGGTCGGCGAGATCATGGGGTTCAAGACTGTGGACCCTGCGGCGACGGCAGCATGCGCGGTGTACCGGTACTGCCGTCGCTACAAGATTCAGAAGCCCGACCGCTTCATCGCGACTACGCCACCTTCACCCCGCGAACCGTGAACGGGAGCACCAGGTCCCAGTTCCCGTCCGCCATGAGCTTCTCGAAGGCTTCCATCCGGTAGATGGTCTTCTGCACCAGCGGGTTCTTGTTGCCGAGGAGCCAGCTCTTGCGGGCGGCCACGTACGCCTTCACCCACTCCTTCTCGTCGCCGCCGTTGGCGGGAGACTTCTGCGGGAACGCCGCACGGTGCGTGGCCACGCGGCCAGGCCCCGAGTGGATGCAGGTGTCGTAGACGACGGCGTGGCCGAGGGCGCTCACCAGGCCGATGGCCTTGGCGTGGTTCACGGCAGGATTCCAGTAGTTCTCGTCGAAGACCTCGTCCTGCGCCTGCTGCATGACGGGATCGGCCCCCGCTTCCTTGAGCAGGTTGACGAGCGCCTTCGCCCAGTCCGGGGGAGCCGCCGGGTTGAGCTTCGCCGTCTCGTCCGCGGTGAGCTTTGGCACGTACGGCTTGAGGGCCTCGGCGTGCTTCCCGTTCGCCGAGATGTACTTTGCGACGATCTTGTCGAGGCTTCCGGCGTTGTCGGTGGCCTGGTGCTTGCCGTACGAGATGCCCGCGCCATCGCGGAGGATCGTGCAGGTCTGGTAGGAGGCCGCGGTCGGAACCTTCCCCGTCTCGAACACGGAGAGGATGCAGTCGACGGCGTGCTTCTGGTCCTTGGTGATGCTCATCAGTCCCCCTTAGAAGTAGACTTCGTGCCGAAGAAATAAGCGAAGACCATCAGGCACACATCCTTGATGAAGTGCAGGATGATCGTGTGCTCTTCGTCGCTGAGCAGCGAAGTATCCGGCCCGGCGATGAGGAGGTCGGCGATGTACGCGCCGATGACGAGCGCCACCAGCGAGGTCACGAACCGCGTCAGGTACTCCTGCTCGTTCTTCGCGGTGGCGTACATGCGCGAGATCCCGAACTGGATCGACCCGACGATGAAGAATCCCAAGGTGATCGCCGCGAGCGTCGTGCCCTTGTCGTCGTACAGGCTCGGGTACTGCCGCGCGCCAGGGTGCTCGACAACGACGGGCACCGTCTCGTGAACGACCTCAACGGCCTGCGGAGTCTGCTCTTCGTCCATGATGCTCGTCCTCGTTCAGATGTCTTCGACCCAGATGATGGAGGCGCTCACGTCGCTGGCGTTCACGCTGTACGCCGTGATCGTAAGCACGTCGCCCGCCTGCATGAACAGCGCCAGGTCCGTCACCGACTCTGTAGCGTTGCCGGTCTTGTTCACGGAGAACGCGTAGACCTGCGTACCGGAGCCAATCGTGAACGCCGTCGCCGCGGAGTCGTAGTCGGCCGCGCTGGTGTTGGCGTTGACACGCGCGAACTGCGGTGCCGTCAGCGTGCCGTTCTTGTAGACCTTGAAGTCCACCGTCTTGGTGCCGTCGCAGGCCACGCTGAACCGGTCGATCTGGAGCTGGGCCGTCGACAGGCGGTTGAGGTAGACCGTGCTGGCGCGCAGCGAGATCACCGGCGTCTCCGTCGCAGCACCAATCGCTTTGTTGGCGGTGGAGCCGAACTGTGCGCCGAGGAACTCAATCGGCCCCTCGACGAACGCCCCTCCAGACGCGCCGTACATCGTCACCGACGTGCCGGTGCCGGTGTTCTTCGACTCCCAGACCAGGTAGAGGTTCGGGTTCCGAAGGACCGTGCTGGTGCGCGTGTTGGCGTTCCGCACCTCATGAACGAGAAGCGGGCGACCAGTCTTCCCGTCCACGACGTAGAAGAAGGCGTTGCCGTAGCCGAGGTACTGGAACTGCACCCCGTAGACGTTGCCCTTCGTCGGGTCGAGCACCATGCCGCTGGGGCTGAACTGTCCGCCGTCCAGTCGGTCCACGTTCCACGTCGACTGCGGAATGAACTGCTCGGTGGGCGCCACGCCCAACGTGAGGATGGCGAACGCACCGACCGCGCCGCTGGTGCCTGGGTTGAACGTCGAGGCGCCTGCGGGCCCGGCGATCTTGCGCGTGAAGTACACGACGTTCCCGACCGCCGCCGCGTCCCATCCACCGGCTGCGGACGAGTAGTTCGCCGCGGCGATCTCGGCTGCCGTGACGCTGGTGTTCGCGCCGTTGGTGACCGGCACCGTCACCGCCGGGCCGCCGTCGAGCGTCACGGTCACGTTCGTCGCGCTGCCTGCCTTCGTTGTGATGGTCAGCGTCTGCACCTCGACCGTCGCCGTCTCGGTGTAGAGGATGCCGAAGGTCGCATCACGGTAGCCGAACTGGTAGCCGGCCTCGATGTTGTAGAGGCCCGCCATCTGCTGGTTGCCGCTGCTGCCGGTGGTGAAGCGGGCCGTCCACTTCGCCATGGTGGCCTGTCCGGCGCGGTACTTCGCCACCTTCTTCGACGTGAGGCGTGCGTAGCCCGTCGTGGAGGTGCCGCTCGCCACGATGGCTTCGCCGTTCGTCGAGGTCACGGAAGCCCCGGTGCCGAACGTGTCCGTCGTCGTCAACAACGGGTTCAAGCCGGACACGAAAGCTACCTGGCTCGTCGGAGTCGGCGTGACCGTCTCCAGCTCCCCAAACCCAGACAACGGACCAGAGATGGTGGTGGACACGTTGCCCAAACGATTCGGGTAGACCTGAGACATCAGTTACTCCGGGGGCTGGCCTTGACTTTCAGCTTCTCGTCTACCTTCTTCAGCAGGCGCTTCTCGAAGGCGGCCTCATCGAAACTATCAAGGTTCGAGGAGTACGACTTGACATTCTTGTCCAACCGTGCTACCTTTGCTTCAAGAGAAGCGATCTCCTTGCGAAGCTCGACCGTAGTAGCTTGGCAGGGTGGCGGCTGCACGCCTGCGAGTCCTGCGGTCTGCGTCTCCAGCTCCAGGCGCTTCATGGCCTGCTCGTGACGCTGCTCGCTGAGGGTGCTCCAGAACTTCCAGCCCGCCGTGCCGCCACCGACGACGATGAGCGCCATGACGACCATGAGGATCGGGTTGTCGCCCGCAAGGGCCTGCACCTGCGACAGGTCCGGGGGCGCGTCCGCGGCCACCTCGGAAGTCTCGGCAGGAGTCTGCGCCTGAGCCGGCGGCGCGACGATGTCGAGCACGTCTACGACATCGGACTGCTGGGCCTCCGGCTTCGGCGCGGACACAACGGGGGACTGCTCTGCACCGGACGCCTCGGGCAGAACAGTCTCAGCAACAGCGGGCGTCTCGGGCATGACAGAGTCCTCGTTGTAGTTGAAAGAGAAGACAACGCCCAGAGGAAGCGTGCAGCCTCGCAGCTCCTCTGCTGTGTTGGCGGTGAGCCAGATGCGTTCACCCGGCTCCACGT